TGAAATATTAAAATGTTACAATGGGGTTGATGAGGTTCATGCATCAACTTCGTTTGAATTTGGTCTCATGAACGATCTTTATTACAACCTCTTTTATTATTATGATGATTGATTTTACCGATGCAGAATTAGAAACAATTGCTGCAGCAATGGATGATTATATGTGCTATGCAGATGACGAATTTGCATCTAGTGAAGATTTAATTGGTGGTATCCCTGTAGCGGATAGAGTACATTCTATATTAGAAAAAATTGATAACGTGATCATGCAGTAACAAATAATACATGGTATAAAATGTACATTGCGTTTTATACCATTAACGTTTATTATTAAAACATACAAATTAATTCCCTTTTCACATCATGCGCCAAATTGAAAGACAAATGAACGAAGCAATCCTAAACGGTAAGGATTTCAGAAAGGATAACACCGAAGTCATCAACATCAGGGGCAATGCCTTTGTCTATCTACATGGCAATCACATCGCAACGGTTGGAGATACATTAGATATATGCGACGCTGGCTGGCAGACCGTGACAACTAAGAGCAGACTTAATGCTTTATTAAATGAATTTGCCGACGGTTGCTATGTATTTCAGAAAAATTTTGCTTGGTTCCTAGGTGATAGAGATGGCAATACAATTCCATTTCCATCTGAAGAGTTTGTGACAGTTTAATTACTGTCACTCGGGCTCGTGCCATGGTGCGGGCCTAGGCCTTATAATGGCCACATAAGACAAATTACCCTTTTCAGTTTTATGCCAAATCATTGCTACAATCGAGTTACAATCTCCGCTCACGAAGGCAAAGAAGATCAATTTAAAAAACTTGTAGAAATTTTTGAATCAGATACGCCCTTTGAAACTCTTTACCCATCACCAGATTGGCCCAACACGCCAAACGATAAAGGCGAACTTCCAGAGCTTCGTGAAATGAAAAATTCAAAAGGCGAAGTATTTACTACTACCTACGAATTTCCAGGCGGTATAAACGACGACCGCTGGTATAATTGGCGTGTTGATAACTGGGGCACAAAGTGGGAGGCCTACGACCAATCAACGGGCGACATTGACAAAGAATGTGGTTACGCTGAATTTACCTTTAACACAGCATGGGCGCCCGCTGATGGGATCTATAATGCCATTGTAGAGAAATTTCCAGATGTTGGCATCAGTTGGTTTTATGATGAGCCTGGATGCGAACTAGCTGGCTATCTACCAGATTAAATATTACTAATTGTTACAGATGCTTGAATCCTCGAGCATCTGTTTTTATAATAGTAATATAAACATCATTCAGCATCCAAATGACTACTTGTTACCAAACAGATCTAACCGACACAGAGTACAACGGTTGGACTAACTACGAAACATGGAACGCCGCCCTATGGTTAGGTAGCGACGAGGGACTCTACGAAATAGCACGCCGTGCTATGGATTATAACCACTTATTAGAAATCTTTGAGTGCTACGGAATTGAAAGCACAGGCGACGGCGTAAGATGGGATGATCCAAAAATCAATAAAGTTGAAATGGACGAAACGATAGAGGAATTATAACAAATTGTTAACTTATCCTTAAGAGTGCTTGAAATAGCGCTCTTAGGGTCTATAATAGGTACATAAGACAAAAACAACCCTTTTCAAATTATGTCAACTTTACATCACGAATCACTATTAGAAACCTGCTTTGAAACAGCAGTCGAGGACTTCTGCACAGCAAACAAACTCACACCAGAAATGTTTGCAGAGATTGAAAAGCACGAAGGTGTACAACTTGCACTAGAGAACAACGCTAGACAAATTTTCGAGGATCTTTGCATATAATGAAAACTGCTACAGATATGTTTGATAACAACTTAAAACCCTACTATCAGGGGCGAGTGCTGATGAACGAATCAGCACTTAATGATCCGATCTTAATTGCTGTACTTGATGAAATGGCATTAAGAGACTTTAAACCTAGACCAACACCGCTGCCAGGTGTTTGGAATATTTCCGACTATGATTAGTCGGAAGCAGGCCCAGCTTTTACAACAGATTGTTAAGATGTTGTTAATGTTGATGGTTTTATCGCCTCTAGTGACTATAATAGAGGTATAAGAAATTTAATTCCCTTTTTATTATGATTCAAAAATTCGTTGAAGTCCCAAATACTACAATTCAAGAACCAGTTACTAATGACTTTGGTTATGACTTATGCTATGACATGGCACAAGAGTACGGCATAGCGGAATTGGTCTGGTATGCACTCAACGGCAAGAGAGTTGTCGAAGGCACTTACACTAATGAGGACTAGTGCCATGGCAGTTTCAAGACAAGCGCTCCTCGAGCAAGGTTACAAGATAACCAGACTTAGAACACGCCACCCACGCAAAGGGGAGTTA